AGAGTACCCGGCATATGCGACCCCCCCACCTATCGAAACCTGTGGATAACCTGCAAGACTTCGTATTAACACCGTCACGTATCTACCCCTCCCCCACCTAGTGAACTTATCTTTTTTATATATTACTTGACTCTTTATAAAAAATATGTTATGCTGATAATATGCTGATAATATGCTGATAATATGCTGGTCATATTATGGATATATTATGGCTATATAATCACTATATGATTTTTAGTTGGAGAAAGGAGGTGAGAAGCTATGGAATATGTAAAAAAAGCAATTAGGATATCTATTGAACTTTTTGACGTGCTTAAAACTGAAGCAACGCAGGAAGGGATGTCTTTTAATGGTTATATGACAAGGCTTTTATTACGTAGAAGAGAATACGACGAAGAAGCGGTAAGGCTGAAAAGTCGAATTAATGGTTTAATTTATTATATTGTTAATATGTGTAAAAACTATAGGGAGGAATAAAATGAAATATGTAAAAAAGTTAATCCGAATACCTGAGAATCTTTATATAGCTCTTAAACATGAAGCCATGGAAAATTCAGCAAGTATTAATAGTTGGATAATACGCTGGTTACTATGCAGAGAAGAATCTGGTAAAAATTCTAAAGGTATTGTTTTCCAAGACCATCATCCTCAGCCCGCTAAATCCTCTCTTTCTCCTATGCAGGAACTCCAAGTCGCGGGGGTCAGATGTCACTTACCCGATAACTGTGATAACTGCGGTATCTCAAAAGACGCGCCTTCCAACGAGTTAGGGCAGAAACCGTTCTACGAGATAGGAGATGACTACCATTGCTACAAGTGCGACTACACGGGCCCTATGCCAAAAAATGAGAAATAGTGAGAAAGTACTTGCCTAATCACTATATGTAGTATATAATTATAGTGAGATGATAATATTAAGAACAATAGGAACGATTATTATACTTTTTTGTATTATAGGTGTAGAGCAAGCTAGGCATTGTAGTTGTGGGCATAAATACCATTCATGGCGTTATAACTTCTGGTATTACGTGTTAGCGGCGATAATGCTTATAGCGATATGGAGGTAACATGGCAACATGGTTAATAGTAGGCGGGTTTATAATATTAGCAGGAGTTATTTCTATAGCCTTAACATCATTGCGCAGCCTCAACGAAAGAGAAGATTGGCACAACGAGAGCCATAGAAGACGAATAGATGATATATGTAGTAGGCTTAGTAAGATTACTGATTACTTTGGTATTGAGTATAAGGAAAAATACGGATTGAAGAAATGACAGACAACGAAATGATAATTCAGGAATACATTACTTTCAAGATGCAACCTGCTAATGATAATACTTCGGACGCGCTCTTCGCGTCGTCGCGGGGTGTTTCCTTTGATACTCTTAAAAAACTTTTAAAAGAAACGAAGATAGACTACCGTACCGAGATAGTGAATCAGCGTAGGAAAACGTACGCTGAGCGGATGCTAAAAGTAGACGAGGCACTTTTTATAAAAGCACAAGGCGGTAACATAGCGGCAATAGAACTGATATATAAACGCTGGGATGGTTGGAGCGATAAACTTATAGACGCGTCTCAGCATCAGCATTTTACATTTATAGACTTGGTGAAAAAACATGGCGCTCCAACTCACAAAGCAGGAAATAGATTCGCTGGTAACGAAGTGTAAGCAAGACCCTGTCTACTTCGCGGAAACAGTATTAGGGGTTAAGCTATGGCAGAAACAGAAGGATATCATTCGTAGTGTATGTGAGCATTCGAATACAGCCGTAGCATCGGGACATGGTATCGGGAAAACATTTATAACCGCAGTATGCGTACTGTGGTTTCTTTTTTGTTATGAAGGTTCTAAGGTTATAACTACGGCGCCTACCTGGCGCCAGGTAAAAAATGTTTTATGGTCAGAGATCTCGTCGCTCTACGCGAGAGCGAAGTATCCTTTAGGCGGGAAGCTTACACAAGTAGGATTAGATCTCGCAGAAGACTGGTTCGCTATAGGGTTGTCGACGGACAAGCCTGATAGATTCCAGGGCTTTCATGCAGAATTTATTTTAGTAGTGTTCGATGAAGCACCCGGCGTAGAGCCGTTGATATGGGAGGCCGCAGAAGGGCTCCTAACTACTCAGCACGCGAAGTTCTTAGCGATAGGGAACCCTGTATCACCTTCAGGGCCTTTCGCGGAGAAGTTCAAGCCTGATATAGAGCGATGGCAGAAGATGCACATTTCGTGTTATGACTCCCCGAACATTACAGAGAAGAAGATAGTGTACCCGAAGCTGGTGACACAGAAGTGGATAGATGAGCGTAAGGAGGAGTGGGGTGAGCAGTCGCCGATGTTTATCTCCCGTGTATTAGGTGAGTTCCCTGACGAAGGTGAGGACACGCTGATACCGCTCTCATGGTGCATGAACTGCGTGAACGTTGTGAAGGAGAACCCTGGTAAGCATATGTGGCTTGGAGTGGACGTAGGGCGGTTTGGGACAAGCAAGACAACGATTATAGAGTACAGGCCTAATAAGGTGTCAATGCGGGACGCGTTTGTGGGGAAGGACTTGATGGAGGCGTGCGGACGCGTGATAAGGGTAGCGGTGAACATGGGTACGGACCTGATGGGGATTTTGGTAGATGATACAGGCCTTGGTGGAGGCCTTGTCGATAGATTGAGAGAGCTGAGCTACCCAGTACAGGGGATCTCTTTTGCAAGGCGGCCTGCTGACCCTAACCACTTTAAAGGGCTGAGAGATGAGATGTGGTGGATGCTGAGGGAGATTATACGCAGTGAGGAGATTAAGCTGCCGGATGACGGGGAGTTGCTAGGCCAGCTTTCATCAGTACGATATAAGTTTGATTCACGGCAAAGGATTGTGGTGGAGACCAAGGATGAGATGAGGAAGCGGGGCATGAAGAGCCCAGACAAGGCTGACGGGTTGATGTTAGCGGTGTATGGGGCCAGGAACTTTACAGGGTCGCGGAAAGCAAGGAGCAAGGTGTACGAGGAAGACTTTGCGGGAGCGTATTATTAATGAAGACAATGCTTGAACGTATACGACATATAAAGCCTATAATGTATGTGGTGCTTTGGTTTGCTTGGAAGTTTTCACCTGAGATGCAGGCGTATCGAACCTGGCGGAGTATATGGAAGGATTACATCGGGAGTTTGTAAGGTTTGATATAATATGTTGCAATTTTGTTTATTAGTAAGCTTATTCATTGGCATAGGATTAGGAGGAGCAATGCCGGATACAGGCGTATTAGATATGTTTGATATAGATCCGCGCGGGGTACAGTATACAGAGACAGCGGGATTTTCTTCTGATGTGTATAACAAACCGAATGCTTTCGGTGCTGTAGGGCCGTATCAGTTGACTCCTATAGCATTTAAGGATTTACAACGTGTATACCCGAACAAGTATAGCAAAGAAGCGTTTAATAAGGTAGCGGTTAGTCCTGAGCTATCTAAGACAGCGATGCTGGATTATATGGGCGTGTTAAGAGGGTATGCTGAGAAATGGGGTATAGACCCATCCACAGAGAATTTGTTGCAGATGTACAATGTAGGACCGGGAGATTTTAAGAAAGGGAAAAGGAACCAAGGATACGTGGATAAGTATTATGAAGGAGTGAGATAATGGCCAGAGAGATAAAGGATATGCAAATAGGACCTGAAGAAGCTGAGACACAGGTTAAACAAGAGAGGCCCATCATAGATGAAAACTCTCTTCAGATTCTATTGACTGAACTTCAGGAGAAAGAGCTTACGGATATAGTAATACAGGATTTTGATACGGCAGTTGAAGCCAGGAACGCGAGTACGGGGAATTGGGGTATCAGCCCGACATCGAAGCAGGCCCAGACGTTTGAACAGAAGCTGGAGATGCTGATAAATCTCTATGAGGCTCAGCACCCGCCAAGAAAAGAGGAGTGGATGTGCAACACAGATCTCCGCATAACCATGGCCATAGTAGAAATGCTTCATGCTCAGCTCTTTCCAGCGATATGGAACAAAGACCTGTTGAATTATAAGCCCGTAGAACAGACGGATTCAGGGACAAAGGAACGCATTGGGAAGCTAATGGATTGGATTGTCAATGTACCCTTAAAATTTAAACCAATTGTGGATGATTCAGTGAAATCAGTGATTAAGTTAGGAACGATAATATTGGGGGATGAATGGCTTGTAGAGTTTAAGGATAAAGGAGAAAAAGAACCTGTTACTGTTTCTGATGAGGAGACAGGGGAAGAGGTACAGGTTGTAGACGAGAATGAGCAGCCGCTAATGCGGAACGTTCTCGATAGGCAGGAGAGGGCTAAGTCAAGACTGGTTCCTTTGGATAGGTTCTACATACAACCAGGCGCGACAGACATACAGAAGGAACCTATTATAGAGAGATTGAATTTCTTCTATTCAGATTTGGAGCAGCTTGAGGTTGAAGGGAAGGTTAAGAATATCAATGTGGATCTGAAACTTTCAGTAGATACTATCATAGTTACCGAAGTAGATGAGGCGCTTGAGGAAGCGGAGAAAGTAGCGAAGGTAAATGTGAAGCGCAGGAACTATCCATGTGATGTATTAAAGTGGTGTGGGCCATACGACGCGAATAACGACGGATTCCCGGAAGAGATAGTGGCCTTAGTTGAAAGAAGGACCAGGACTTTAATAGGAGCCATTCCTTTGAATAAGATTTCGCGGCGGGTAGAGAGGCCCTATGTAGCAATTCAATTTATAAAAAGAGAAGGGAAGTTTTACGGGATAGGGGTTATTGAACAAGTTTATTCATTAGCTACTGAGATAAACACGGTGTTCAGACAATTAACAGATGCTAATACCCTTAGTATTATGAGATGGGGGTTCTTTGATCCTAACTCTCAATACAATCCGGCAGTTCATATTGCTAAGCCGAGGGCTATGT